AACATTACTCCTGTTTTTTGATGTATTTTATAATCTCGTCTAATTTATCAGCAACCTTATCTAGCTTATCACTAATCTGTTGCTCGACTTTTATTTGCTTTTCAATTTTATTTGCAATCAGGCGTTGAAGTTTTAAATCAGCCCTGCTCATATCGTGCATGTTGGTGTTGTGCGCTTCTTGTTTTTTGCAATCTCCGCCGAAATTATAAGTGTTTGTATTTCCACTTCCTCCGGTTAAACCATTTACACCGTTGTTGTCGCCGTGGACAATATTGTTTCCAAACGGTTCTTTCGGAACGTCGAATCCCAAAAGCCAAGCCTCGCTAACCCCAAACGTTTTTGCTAAGAGAACCAATTTATCTTGATCGGGTTTTGATTTTCCATTTATATATTGAGATAATGCGCTTTTTCCCATTTTCACCCCGAGTTCTTTCTGATACATTTTTGATCTTTCAAGTATTTCAACTTGTCTCAACCCTTGTTCAGAAATCAATTGATTAAGTCTTTGTGTAGTTGTTTCTTTCATAAAAAAATCCTTTCTAATTATATTATACACGCTTTTTGAGTTTTGTAAATAAAAAAGTTCAAAAAAATTGAATTTTTCTCTTGACAAAGTTCAAGCGTGTGATATAATTAAATCATAAAGTTCAATATTATTGAACTAATAGAAAGGAGAATGATATGGTTTTTAACTATTCAAAGTTAAATGGTCGCATTGTTGAAAAATACGGCTCACAAGCCAAGTTTGCAGAAGCTATGGGGATTTCAGAACACAGTATTTCTCAAAAAGTCAATAATAAAACTACTTGGAAAAATACAGAAATACATAAAGCGTGCGAGTTGTTAGGCATTCCTAATAATGATGTAGGCCAATATTTTTTTAATCGAGAAGTTCAAGTAATCTGAACTTTAGAAAGGATCAAAAAATGGAATTATTCTTTTGGGGTTTTCTTACTGCTTTGTTGATTGTTGCTATTATCTTGCATTTTGTTTCTATCGGGATTGACGTAAAGCTTGAAGAACGAAACAACCAATGCAGAAAAAACGACCCAAGCGGTGAAGAGTGAAAAGCAAGGAGAAATAAATGAAAGAAATATTAGAACGCATCGCAAAAAGCCTTGAGTCCATTGATTTGGAGCTCAAGGCAAGAAATGAAGACCGAAAGGCGCTTATTGAAGAAGCTACACGGATTGAAAAAATATGCGTAGACATAAAGCAAGACCCTTTCGGTCTCGATTCTTTAAAAGAAAAGGCATTAGCTGATAAAGCTAAGGAGTTAGAATGAAATTTTCAAACAGCCAAAAAATAATTATAGCACTTGACATTGTAGCGATTGCCATTGCTTTATATAAATTATTTTTTTAAGTAAGCCAAAATGCTGATAATTAAAGCAAAAATTGAAATTAACCATGTAATGAATTGAGTTTGAAAAGTGTATAGAGCTTTTCTCCCTTCAAATTCTAGACTATACGAATCCTCTTTACAAATCGGATTGAGATTGTCGTCGTATCCCTCGACAACGTACTGGATATAATTCATTTCTATAGCATATCTAACAAGTTTTTGATTTTTCAATTTAACGGGTTTGTTCAATTTATCAGATATTAAAAACTTAAAGAATAATCCTATATTCATAATAATCACCTCCTTTCGAGGTAATTATAGCACAAAAAAAGCCACTCGCAAGTGAGTGGCACAACAAAAAATACTACTTAGATTATAACACAAATGAGAGGTAAAAACAATGGAAGAAGTAATTACAATCAAAAAAAGCGAACTGCAAGAGCTAGTTGCTGAAATAATAACAAAAAAAGCCGTCAGGACAAGAAAAGACTTTGGCGATGTGTCAATCACTAATGAAGATATCGCTAATGTGAATAGAAACCACCCGGCAATATTAGATAAGCTTTTAACACCATACGCTGATGAATATTCTGAAGAGGTCTACCCTTTTTCAAAACATTCTTTGCGTTTTCCTAGCACCTATAACCATAACGTGTTTTTGACAAAGAGACTTGAAAATAAAAACGGAGTATATCTCCACTCAAAAAGTTCTCTTTTCACATCTGACATTCATAACAGCATAAAAAGTCTAACTTTGGCGCTGCATGGAGCAACTGTCATCAAAGACTTAACAGATTATGAGTTTGAAAAAGCCTTAAACACATATAACGAAATTAAAAATTTCTTTTTAGACAGATATAATGTCCGTTTAACAAAGTTAGAACAAGATGTCTTTTTTGATAAAAATGAGGTAGCAAATGAATGAAATAGCATTATCAAATAATTTGAATCAAATCGAATTAGAAATCAATCACCACAAACAGCTAGCTGGTCAATCTATTTGGGAAATTGGCAGACGGCTTAATCATGTAAAAGAGAATGATTTGGCACACGGACAATTTATTAACTGGCTAGGAAAAGTTGGAATAGAGCGTACAGAAGCACACCGCATGATGAAAGTTGCTACTGAATTACCAAATGTTGCAACGTTGCAACATTTAGGGACTACTGCACTACATCTCATAGCCACTCTGCCAGACGAAGCCAAGCAAGAACAAATTGAACGAATCGAGCAAGGAGACACCCCAACAGTTCGGGAACTGCAAGAAGTGCGTAGGCAACTCAATCTTGCTAGAGCAGCTAACGAAAACTTGCGAGAAAAGAACGAGCGTTTGGCAGACCAAGCCCTCAAAGGACTAGAAAAGAAAACAGTCACTAAAGAAATTGTAAAAGAAGTCGCGCCTGATGACTACACGGCAACTAAACAGCTCAATAATACGCTTTTGGAAAAGAATAAGAACCTCGCAGATGAATTGGATTCTGTCAAGCGAAGCCTAAAACTCAAAGAAGCGTCTTATCAGTTGCTAGAAAAAGAAACATCAGAAGCGATAGCTTTGAAAGATTCGCTTGAACATCTAAGAGCTGACAAGCAGAAGTTAGAAGCTAGCGTTGCTAATGTGCTTGAATTAAGTAATCTAGCGACAGAATTTGAAACATTTTTTGATGAAAAGATGGCTCCGCTTCGATTTAAAACACTTATCCAAGGCGTTGGAAAAGAAATCCAAATTGACAAAATCAGACAGTTACTGACGCTAACAGAAAATTGGTTGTCTGAAATGAATAAGATTGTCCCTGAAAAAGGGCGCACAATTGTAGAAGGAGAAATAGTAAATGAATAAAACAGACGCACTTGACGCACTTATGGGAGCCGTAAAAATGCAAGGCGAACAAGCGGTTCAACTCGTAAACCAAAACGAAACCTTGCAGGAAATCTTGAAAGAGATGACAGGCCTAAAAGAAGAAATGGATAAAACAGCAGCGACTACCAAACAACGACTTGGAGAAGTTGAGAACTTAGTATCAGAAATCGACAAGCGCGTGCATATTGACGACGCAGAAGCTAGCGAGATTAAAAGCATTATTGGTCGACAAGCACACGCATTCGCTAGGGAATATTTTAGACAAGCAGGAGTTACACCAAGCGACAATCTGTTTGCATCTAAAAAAGGGCAGTTCATTCGCTTGCAACACTCGCACTTAAAACATCATTTCAACGTGACGAAGTACACGCACATTAAGCACACAGAAGCTGCTAAGGCATTTGATTTCTTGAAATCTCTGCAGTTCAGCGCGTTCTCGCTATTTGAAATTCGCGAGACGCCAAAACAAAAAGAGATTATCGCGTTAGAAAATGGCGTAGCATAAAGCCAATGGAGGAGGATTAGATGGGCGAGATAGAAGCGTCCATTGTAAAGTGGATCAAACAATTAGTGACAGATGTATTCAATCGGTTGTTAGCGGTTGAATTACACAATGACGGTTTCCGAGAACTTATGAACCAAGAAGAAACTTGTAGATTCTTGGGCATTAGCACAGATACCTTTAGAGATAATTATCGTTATCTTGACGGTTTTCCAAAAGAACTTCCAGCCAAGCGCTGGTCAAAACGTGCCATTAAAGAATGGCTTAAAAATCAAATATAAAGACTTCTGGACAAGGTCAATAAAAAAGGAAAAGTTAAATATGAAAACAGACAACATAAACAAGCCAAATCATTATCAAGGCGCACAAGGCCTTGAAGCAATTGATGTAATACGAAACTTTGCGGGGAATTTAACCGCTGAACAAGGTTTTTACTGGGGCAACGCTATTAAATACATGCTGCGGTTTCAAAAGAAAAACGGGGTTGAGGACTTGAAGAAAGCCAGAAAGAATCTTGACTGGTTGATAGGAAGCATAGGAGGAGGACGATGACTTTTAGTCAACAAATTAGAACATCAAAATCAGATGAATATTACACACCAGCATATGCTGTAAGAATTATCATACCATACTTAAAAGCCAAAGGTTTCAAGTGTATTTGGTGCCCGTTCGATAAAGAGCAGAGCGAGTTTGTCAAATTATTAAGAGGGGCAGGATTTGAAGTCATCTTTAGCCACATTGAAACAGGGCAGGATTTCTTTGAATATGAATTACCTCCTTTTGAAGCAGATTGCATTGTTAGCAACCCGCCATTTAGTAAACGAGACGCTGTTTTTGAGCGATTATTTAAAATAGGATTACCTTTTGCAATGATTATGAACTCAAATGGATTGTTTGATAGCAGAATAAGATATGAACTTTTTAAAAGCAACGATTTTGAATTACTTGTTCCAAAAGGACGTATGCGATTCTTTGACGAACAAATGATACCGCGTAATAGTCCTAGTTTTCAAAGCATCTATGTATGCAGTGAGATTCTAGATAAGCAAATCGAGTTTACTGATATGACAATCGAATAACGGAGGGATAATATGCCAAATTGGGCAAAAGGTACTCTTAAATTAAGAGGGCGGAAAGAAAATATTGCTTCAGCATTGAAAGAGATGTTGTTAAACGATAGTGTAACGCTAGAAGAACAATGGGACGGCAACTCATTAGTATTCAATTCTGAACTATCGTATTTTTATATAAAAGGAACGAGACGAGCGTTTATTGGAAACAATCAAATTGAAGTTTGGCTTGGCGACGATTTTTGCATTATTGAACTGGATAATTTTAAGCAAGCTTGGGCTGCTATTCCGGGGAATTATCAAGATATATCAAAAAAATATGATGTTGATATTAAAATTTTTACATTTGAAATGGGTATGGAATTTACTCAAGAAATAGAAATTCGCAAGGGTAAAATCATCCAAGATATTTGTAATGAATATGATGATTATCAGTGGGATGTACCGTTTAGTAATTTAGGAGGATAACCGATGCAAAATTACGAACAAATGCGCCTGATAATGAACTGGGAGCGTGATCACTATCGACTAGGTAACAGCTACAAGAACAAACTTGCTAAGCGGCCAGCGGAAGAAGTTAAGCTGGAATTAGCCAATTTGACACGAGAATGGGATGGCGTGACGTTTTCGGTCGTGCCAAAAGGCGCGATGAAGATTGAGGGCGACAAAACGACGATTTTTAAGAAAAGAGGATGAGATGGATAAAAAAGAAGCAATTGAAAAAGTAAAAACTATGACTGTTGAAACATTCTTTTCGGGGACTCTGTTTGTAAAGCAACAAGAAGTGATTGCTATTATTGAGCAAATTGGTGAACCAACCTCTGGACGTGCAGAAGAAGCACCACGATATCTTCGAAATATACTAGCACGGCTGCGCGGATTGCCAGAACACGATAGAAATATCTGGCTAAAGGGCATTATGGGCGAATTTAAAAAAGATTTCAGCCACGCAAAATGGCGCGAGGGTTACGAACAGGGCAAGTTCGAGGGTGCGGTAGAAGCCAAAAAGTCAAACAAAGTAGTCGTTCCGCAGTTTGTGGCCGATTGGATTGAAGTTTGTAAAGCACATTTGACAACTAGTCTATATACTGCTATGAATCCAAATTTTATGAAAGAAAACGACCAAAGTTTCGATTTTATATTATGGATCAAAAAGACGAGCAACCAAGAAACCTTCGCCCGTGCTTGGTTAGACGGCTACGAAGTCGAGCAGGAGAAGCGGTACGTAGTAACAGACGGAAACCACCTTTATTTTAAAGAATGCCAAGAAGACGTAGAAATCGTTATACTCGCCGACGAAATGCCGGGTACTATGAATTATGTCAAAAAGTTCGACAGCAAAGATGAAGCACAGAAAGTTGCTGACGTTCTAGGGTGGAAAGTGAAGGAGGTGCAAGATGATACCAAAATTTAGAGCGTGGATGAAATCGTTGAAATGGATGTGTGAAGTGACGGTTATTGATTATGACCTGCGAAGTGTTGATATTTGTAGGATTGGAGACGTTGAACATTATACAGAGATGACTGTTAGAAAAGACGAGGTCATCCTCATGCAATCAACAGGTCTATTTGATAAAAATGGCACAGAAATCTTTGAGGGGGACATTGTTGGCATGAGAAAGCACACCTTAGCTAACCAACACTACTACGAGGTTTTTAAGCACAGAGGAGGAACATTTCGATTGAGAAATAAATTTTATGGTTGCGAATTATGGCTACGTCACGAGCGCTGCGAAGTTCTTGGCAACATCTACGAAAATCCGGAACTGATGGAGGCGGACAATGACCCTGAAAGATAGAATTGAGAGTTTAGAAGCATTGCACGTCGTCCAAAAACGCAGATTAGCAAATACGCAGCTATGGCTTGTGTTTGTGAGTTTTATCATGTTCTTGCTTGTTGTCGGTATGATATCTGGTTACAGCAAACAGCAGACGCAAATCAAAGACCTGCAAACGGAATTAGAGCATGTGACAAACGAGCAAAAACACGTCAATCAGCGACAAGATGTGATGATTAACAAGTTTAATCAGATGTACTACGAGTATCAACACAAAAAAATAACGGGTAAGGATAACTTTCCGGGAGGATAGAAAAAAATGGCAACAAAAGATAAATCAGGACTTTATAACGTAAATGAGATGTTAAGTGGAATTTATGGCTGGACTGTAAAAGACGGAAAAGTCGTAACACCTAAATACGAATTTCCCGATGAATTTAAAAAACGCATAGATTATTTTGGCGAATACATGGGAGATGGTCTCACTTTAACAGGAGCTTTGCAAGCAATCTTTGCATCAAATGATGACGAAAAGGCTATTGCGGATTTTGAATGGGGCGGGACATGGCTGCCACAAACAAAAGAAACGCAGGAATTTATTGACAATAGCTTATCAATTGTACATTGTCTAGTTGCAGCACATCTGTTGTATGGGGTTGGTAGAAATGAGTGAAATCTTAGGAGCAGTCTTCATGTTCACGTTGTTCTTCTTAATCGGCGCATTTGTCAACCACTTGGATTGGCGCAAGGAGCAGAAGAAATTAGAACAGCAAGCACAAGAAGACGAACGCATTGAATTAGAGGCTATGTATGTAGTCTGTGCAATCGAGCACGACCGCAGAGAACGCATGCGGAAATTGGCAAAGGCTAGAAAGCACAGCACGAAGTCGTTTTTATATTGAGAGGTGGGGTTATGGTATATACAGTAAACGATATTAAAGAAAGTATTAGATTTATAGCAATCCCAATAGAGCTTTTTGAAAATGATTATTTTAGCAATTTGAGCACTGATGCCAAAGTGTTGTATGGATTCATGCGAAATAAATTAAGTTTATCAGCTAAAAACAATTGGGTCGATGGAATAGTTCCGTATATTCATTTTTCTCTAGAGGAGACGGAGACTGTACTTCAGAGGTCGAGAGCTACTGCTGTAAAAGTAAAAAAAGAATTGATAGATATTGGATTGATTGAAATCAAAAAGGTATTTAATGGCTCTGATGTTATTTTTGTAAATAAAATCACTGACATTTCCGAAAGTTCAAAAATTAAACCTCCGAAAGTTCAAAAATTAAACCCCGAAAGTTCAAAAATTAAACCTCCGAAAGTTCAAAAATTAAACCCTAACTATACTAATTCTAACTATACTAATTCTAACTATACTAATTTGGAACTATCTGCGTCTGCGGTGGGGGGAATAAACACTTTATTTAGTAAGGCAAATCAAGATAGCATCGCTACGCCCACCACCCCCTCCAAATTAGGAGAATTTAATAATCTGATTGTAGAGAATTTTGGGAAACAGCCTAGCCCATTGCAAATTGACGAAATGCGTTATTTGGTCAAAGAACATGATTTAGAGGTTTTGAAATTAGCAGTAAAAGAATGCGTGGATAATGGGAAGCCCTACTTTGCCTATATGAATACAATTTTGAACAACTGGAAGCATCAAGGGCTAGTTACAGCAGAATTAGTCAAGAACCGAGTAAAGCCGCGAAGCAGAGCAGGAATAGTCACTATGCTTGATGACGGCTATGATGAGAAATTAGGTATTTAATTATGGCAGAAGAACTAAGAAGCGTTAAAGACTTAAGAGCTGCCTATTACGCTAGGACATATCCGATAAATGAGCGCTGCCCCAAGCATCCTTCTGTGCTGATGATACAGACGACAAACCCATGTACTGATGTTACCTTTAAATTTTGCCCTGAATGCGGGCAAGAAGAAATCAACCGCGAATTGGAAGAGCTGGGAGCAAAAGCTGAAAGCCAAATCAGGAATTTTAAAAGCTATGCAGTATTTGAAAGAGAATCTATCATCTCACCTAAAATAGCACAAGCGACAATCAGAAACTTTGAAATCCGTACAGAGCAAGACGCCAATGCCGTGAACTTTGCTAAACGCTTTACAAGAGAATACGTTAAAGAGCGTTACGAAGGCAATGTCATTTTTCAAGGGCCGCCCGGAGTTGGCAAGAGCCACTTAGCGTTAGGCATGGCTAAGACGATTAACGAGGCTTTCCAAAAGTTTGGGAATAAAAAATCAGTGGTCTATATGCCAGTATTGGAACTATTCTCACGAATGAAAGAAGCGTTTAATCTTAAAGACGCCCGCTGGAATGAGAAAGTAACTCTCAAATTTCTGACAGATGTTGACTTCCTTGTGCTAGATGATTTGGGCAAAGAGTCCAACGTTGGAAATACAATCAAAGAGGGGAGTAGCTGGGCACAATCGTTTCTGTATCAACTATTAGAAAATAGGACAAAGACGATTATTACAACGAATTACGCAGGAAACCAGTTGAAACAACTCTATGAACCTAGCCTGCTTGATAGAATTTTGGCAGGCAGCAAAGATAACAAATTTATTTTTAAAAACGACACAGAAAGCAGGCGCAGTATATGACAAGCGTTTTAAAAGCAAGCATGTCCAATTTTGAAATGGTCGCTGTATTCTCGGAAAAATACTACGACTTGTCAGACATGCTAATAAACAAGCTGATGAAAGTTTCTGAAGAAGCATGCTTAGGAAAGCTGCAGGACATGGAACAGATGTATTTGAAAGGCGGTAAGTGGATATGTTCGAACCGATAGACGGGATTTGTTTTCGGTGTCATAACGACATCTATAAGCAGAATCCATATACACAAACAGCTGGTTACAATCCGAACAGTAAAAGCAAAGGTTGGCACACAAGTTGTCCGCATTGCCACGTTAGCTTTGTAGATTGAGAAAAGACGAAGAGGAGAAAGTGATATGGCATATCTACCAGAAGAGCGCGAGACGGTTATCCGCTATGATGAACTGGATAATTGTTGGTATTTTGAAACAAGTGTACGCAGACATATTACTAAGATTGAAAAGCGTATTGAACTTTATGAAATCTTAGCTGAAGAATTTAATGAAAGAGGTAATCGAATTTACATTCAGGCTAAAATGCTTGAAGCAGATGTTAGTCCGTTTGCCAAGCCGAAACGAAAAATTTCGGCAGAACAAAAACGGGTACTATCCGAACGTGCTAAAATGCGTTTTAAAGTCTCAAAATAAAGCAAGATGTTATTTCTGACGACTTAAACCATATCGCAGGTATAATTAATTCTCGAACAAAACAAAGTCTGAAAACGACAGTAGAACGTGTCGAAACGAAAGGAAAATAAAATGGTAAATAATTTAACAAAAGTATCGCACAAAGATTTTTTTAACGCACCGGCGGTAAAAGCGAAATTTCAAGAGGTGTTAAAAGGCAAAGAAAACGAGTTTGTAGCTAGCTTGCTGTCAGTTGTCACAAATAATAACTTGCTGATGAAAGCAAGCAACGAATCTATCATGACTGCAGCGATGAAAGCAGCGGTCTTAAACCTGCCGATTGAACCAAGTTTAGGTCAGGCTTACATCGTTCCTTACGGACGAGAAGCACAGTTTCAATTGGGCTACAAAGGACTGATTCAGCTTGCGCAACGGAGCGGAAAGTATAAGAGTATCAACTCAGGAGTTGTCTACAAGAGCCAATTCATCTCATACAATCCACTTTTTGAAGAATTAGAAATCGATTTTACACAACCACAAGACGAAGTTATCGGCTACTTTGCAGCTTTTAAACTGCTGAACGGATTTGAAAAAGTCACTTATTGGACGAAAGAACAAGCGTATGCCCACGGCAAACGATTTTCAAAATCCTTTAATAATGGACCTTGGAAATCAGATTTTGACGTGATGGCACAGAAAACGCTGCTTAAACAAATCATTAGTAAGTATGGTCCACTGTCAATCGAAATGGAACAAGCGATTGTTGCGGATAACGAAACCGAAAACGAAAAAGCAGCACCAATCGACGTCACCCCGCAAGAAACCGAAAGCCTTGATGACGTTCTTTGGAATCCAACCGTTTCTAAAGAGGAAAGTGTTGAGAATCCGCAAGAAGCTGCCGAAGAATCACAAAATAAAGTGGCTGTTTCCAAAACAGAAACAACCACACCAAAAGTCGACAAAGAAACGGGCGAAATTCTGGATGGCGAGCAAGGCGAATTATTTAAAGAACTTGAGGATTTGATGTGATGGTTGAATTAACACAAGAAAATTATTATCAAGACACCAGCCGTCTGTCTTACTCGCGTTACAAGTGCTACAAGCAATGCCAAGCCAAAGCTTACGCGGTCGATAACGGTATTTGGGTAGAAGAACGGGACGAAACACCGCTCTTGCTTGGAAATTATGTCCACAGCTATTTCGAGAGCGCAGAAGCGCATGAGAAATTTATGGCAGAGAATGGCGACAAGTTGCTTGCAAAAACTGGCAAGAACAAAGGGAAATTAAAGTCAGACTTTATTATCGGCGACAAGATGATTGAGAGTTTGAAAGACGATGACGGTTTCAATCGGTTATATCATGGCTATTCAAGCGACAAAGTCGAAAAAGAAATGATTGTCTATGGAAAAATCGAAGGCGTGCCGGTTAAGGGCAAACTGGATAGCGTAAACTTATCAAGAGGCTATTTTGTGGATTTAAAAACCATGAAATCAATCTATTCTGAGGAATGGAGCGCAGACCTTAAAAAGCGAGTACCAGTGGCAGTCAATAATATCTTAAACTTTGGCTATCATGGTCAGCTAGGACTGTATAGAGAACTACTCAAACAGATGATAGGGCAAGAGTTTAGACCTCTGATTGTAGCAGTCAGCAAAGAAAACGTGCCTGATAAAGACATTTTGAAAATTGATGAAGAATGGTTGGAAGAGGGCTTAGGCAACCTAAAAGCCGATATTATCGAAGTTTGGGATGTCATTCAAGGCAAGCAAAAGCCCAAAAAGTGTGGGCGTTGTGACTACTGCCGAAGCGAAAAGAAACTGAACGTAGTAATCAGCCTAAATGATTTGATAGAAATTTAAAAACAACGTGCCGTGAACCACGATAAAAGCGAACTAGAAATGTGTCAATCGGTCTTGTGACCGTTTGGACGAATATAGCGACTGCCCGTATTTAGCCAATCTCACAAAGTGGCAGTCGCGATTTTTGAAAAAGATAAAAATGAGTAATCTAACATTATCACTAGACGCTTCTACATCCGTAACTGGTTGGGCTGTATTCGACGGTTTAACACTAGTTGAGAGCGGAGCGATAAAACCAAAATCAAAGTCATTTTATGAGCGAGGGCGCTTGATGACTAACGAGTTAAAGATGATTCAGCTACGAGCTATCGAATCTTACAAAAAGCCATTTGATTATATTGTGATTGAAAAAAACAATGTGATGGGGCCGAACCAGCAATCTATGATGAGCATAGGGATTGTAACAGGCATGATTTTATGCAAACTGGTTGCAGACGAGGTTTACTTTGTAAACGTGTCAACGTGGCGGAAACATTGGAAGTTTAGCTACAAAGACCGCAGCAAGAAGTCAATGAAAAAACAATCTATCGAAACTGTCGAGCGAGAGTTTAATAAGACGGTCAAAGATGATGAAGCAGACGCGATACTGATTGGTTCATACTTTGTTAATAGCGGGTTAGAATCAGGGAAATTAGAACATCATAGTAATTGAGGTAGAACATGACTAAAATACCATATACAAAAGAAAGCGCTCGTAAGCTATGGACAGAAGCGAGAGACAAATATCAAATGCAGTTGGATTCTAAAAAACGTAAAAATACATTTTCTCATGAGGTACACATGATGTCATTAGAAGACCGCTGGTTAAGGCGTCAGATACGCTATTGCAACGATAGGATAGAAGAACTGGAGGTGTAATACATGAGTTATGATTTAGAAATTTTGGTAAAAATAGAAAACGGAGATTATATTTGTATTGCTGAACCAGAATATAGTTCCCCTACTTACAACTTAGGCACTATGTTTAGAAAGGCTATGAAGTGGGATTTCAAACAAGATGTTGTTTACAATATTGATGAGATTTTTGAAAATATAGAATACGGCATTAGCGAGCTAGAACGATTCCCTGAAAAGTATGTGCAGTACGAACCCGAAAATAAATGGGGAACAGTAAACAGCGCTTTAAAAAGCTTAAAATCATTGAAAAACTGTATTTTAGAACAAGATATAAACATGAAGTATTTATACATGAGGTGGTGAAATATGACAACAGAATTTTACGAAGTGCACGGCACAGAATGGTTTTTACCAGTAAATCCGGTTAGTTTATCAGATAGAAATGCGAAGATAAAATATACAGATATTTACGGGCAAACACATTGTGAAGTTGTACCGGAAATTTGCAAATTTAAGAAAGAATCAGAAAAGCCAGAAATTCCATGGTTCGTGGCAGAACACATTGAATATCATAAAAGATTAAATTCGCCGATGGGCGATATATTTGACAAACGTTTTATTGACGATACAAGAGTCGAGATCTGGCTTCGAGAGGCCCTCAATGCTTATGATAATCTCGGCAAAGCGTGGCTGTTTGGCTACAAGATTAAGAAAGATAAGGTATACATCGTCACAGACGGCAATCACTGCTATTTTGAAGGTTGGGACGATGTAAGGGCAATCGTTATCTTAGATGATATGGTTGGTTATGAAGATTGCGTCAAGAAATTTGATAGCAAAACAGAAGCTAAAGAAGTGGCTGAACAGCTCGGCTGGAAAGTCGAGAAAAGAGAGGTGGGATAATGAGAAACAGACCAAAACATTATCCATATAGCAAAAGCCAATGGGAATATTCTTGCGTTAAACTTTATGAATATGGCGGTCAAGAACCATATTGTGTATTTTGGAATAAAAAAAATAGAATTACAGGAGAAGTGAAATGAAAAATAAAATTAAGCTATTAGTGGTATTGGTTGCAAGCGTATCGCTGTTGCTTGCAGGTTGTCGCAAAGCAGATAGAGTTTCTTATAACCTGTCAAGAGAAGCAGATGATTTGAATATCACGCGCAAAGTAACAGTTATCAATAGCATTACGAACAAAATATTATTCCAAGTGACAGGGAATATGTCAATTGAATATAGCGGCAGAACAAAGCAATTGAATGTCATTGCACTTGGGAATAATGGAGAGTACAAGAAACATATCATCGGAATCTCTGATAACGTGAGTTACGTTGTGGAAGATGTAACTGGCGTCAAAGGCGTTGACACTAAATATCGTATGTATTTTAATCCTGATATGGTTATTCCTATCAACCCAAAATTAAGTAAATAAAAAAGGTAATAAAGCTATGTTTGATTTTTTAGACAAAATGAAATATGAATTGAAATCATTATTTGAAAGAATTATAACGAACACAAAGCGTTTTTTCTGTAAGCACTATTACGTTGTGCAACCTGGCGCATTTTCATTTACAATCTCGCGTTTGGTTAAGTGCCAAAAGTGTGGCTTGCTAAAAGAAAGAGAACCATACATGACGATTCACGAAAAGTAAAAAAAGCCGAGCGCACACTCGACCCCTTAGTTATTAAATTTACAAATCTATTATAACACAAAGGGGAACGAGTGTGAATAAAGTTGAGGCGATTTTAACGAGTTTGAAGCACATAGACACATACATTGATAGCTTGATTAGACGCAGAGATAAGATTGAAGCTTCGCTTTTATCCACAGCTAAATGGAGCGCAGACAAAGTCAAAGGCGGTGCGCAACGCAAACAAGATGACATCTATGTTGAGTTAATAACTGTCAAAGATGACATCGAAAAGAAAAGTGTTGAGGCTATTAGACTTCGTGCAGAGCTGGAGAGTTATATAGACGCTGTAGCAGATTATCAAAGCAGAAATCTGCTATCTATGCTATATATCGAGCATATAGATAGATACGATATATGCGAACAAGAACAATATGACATGAGTACATTTTATAGAAAGTTAGCTAAAGCAAAACAGTTGCTTGCGAACGAATGCGAATAAATGCGAATTTTTGAGAGTAATTACGATGAGATGCAGTTAATTGCATACGCATGCGAGTAGGCGGCGTGCTAATATAGTACTATCAAAAAAATAAATAGACCGCACTATAAAAAATAGAAAGTTGGTATCTCCATTCGTAGACCGGCGCTTCTTGCGGTCTGGCGCTGTTTCCAAGGCATAGCTTAACGGTAGAGCGGTTGATTTTCACTCAATGGTACAGGTTCGAATCCTGTTGCCTTGCCCTAAATACTTGTTAAGTCACACGGTTGTGTGGCTTTTTGTTTTTTTGAATAAAACTTTAGAAAGAGATAAAACAATGCGGCCGAAAAAATTATCAATCGTGAATGGACGGCGAGTCCAAATTGATTATGACAGCCGAAAGGAAGAATATAACAGTTACAACAAAACACGTTGGCAGTACGATAAAAAGGTCAAACGTTTTTATAACTCCCCTATTTGGGTAGAGACGAGCAAACAAGTTTTGTTACAAAATGACTATATCTGTGCTATGTGTGGTGGCGAAGCAACGATGACAGACCATATCATCTCTGTTAAAAAAGATTGGTCTAAACGATTAGATTGGGATAATTTGCAACCATCTTGCAAAGCATGTAACGACGCAAAAGCAGTGAGAGAGCGTACAGGAAATTAGAAGAGAGGAGAGAACCTATGGGCAGAAATATGAAAGTTGTGGCGGCAACAAAAAAACATTTAACCAAAGAAGAAAAAGAAAGACGGAAAGAGATTGAAGAAAAAGCTTCTGACGGTTTGACAATGTTGCAAGCGACCCCACCTGACTATCTAAGCGCAACAGCTAAGAGAGAATATCGGAGAATTATAAAAGACCTTAGAAATTTACCTATAAGAAATTTAGATAGGGCTATTCTCGAAAATTACTGCACATGGTACGCAGTTTATAGAGAAGCGACTGCAAAGTTAGATAAACACGGATACGTTGTTTTTGACGAAGAGAAAGGGTGGGTTCCGAGCCCTCTGATCATTACATTAGAAAAAGCAACTACTAATATTCGCTCTAGCGCTTCTCAGTTAGGTTTGACAGTAGATAGTCGAATGAAGATGTTTGTACCAAAAACAGAAGAGAAAAAAGTAAGTATTTTTGATAAGTTTGGAGGGTGATATATGAAGACACTAAATGAACGATTTCCGAAAATCGATTTTGATAGCCATTCAGAGATACAAGTTTTGAAAAATGATGAAGAAATTATTGACTTACACGAAAAATGGTGGGGTGGCGAAAATATTCGAATCTCAAAAGCTGAGTTAGAAGAACTTTTAAAAGGCAATGCTCTTGCTTGGGGAGACGGAGAGTATAGTCATGCAATAGCTTTAGAGTAAAGAAAGGAGGTCATTTAAATAACTTACGATTATTCAACGATACGTGACGAGTTTAAAGATGTCGCGTATTACTACGCTAAAGATATAGTAGACGGACATATAAGAGCAAGTAAAAAAGTTATCAAGGCTTGTCTGCGACATTTAAATGACCTCAAAAAGATTGACAATCCAAACTCTGCTTTTACGTACATCCCTGATAAGGCGCAAAATGCTATTGACTTTTTGGAAATTTTGCCAGATGTCAAAACAGGGGAAACTTATCCATTAGCTAGATTTCAAAAGTTCATCATCGCAAGCCTCTATGGGTGGAGAAAGAAAGCTGACACATCAATCAGGCGTTTTAGAAAAGCGATTGTTTCTGTTGCACGTAAAAACGGAAAGACGATTCTAATTGCTGGAGTACTGCTATATGAATTTTTATTTGGACGGAATCCTGCTTTGAGTCGTCAATTGTTTTGTACCGCCAATGATAGAACACAAGCTAAGATTGCTTGGACAATGGCTAAGAAACAATTGGAGGCCTTGAGAAATAAATATGCAGACATTCGTAAGAATACCAAGGTTATGCGGGATGAACTTGTCAATAAAAAGGATGAGTCCTACATCCGAGCGCTTAGTCGTGATACCGGAGCTGTGGATGGATTTGAACCTTATGTAGGCGTCCTAGATGAGTACGCAGCTAGTAAAACAGATGAAATGTTAGAACTACTCGCATCAGGGCAGGGCCAGCTTGATAACCCTCTTATCTTGATTATATCTACAGCAGGGCTTGATTTAAATGTACCAATGCACACTGTTGAGTATCAGTATGCTAGTAGAATCCTTGATGAAGAAATTGAGGACGATTCTTACTTTGCATTTATTGCAGAACAAGAAAGCGTGGATGAAATTAAGGAAGAAGAGAGTTGGATAAAATCAAATCCGATTCTAGAAGTTGAAGCCCTTAGAGAAAAAATCACAAACTATCTCCGTGATAGATATAAAACGGCTCTTGAAACAGGAGGCTTGAATAAAGTACTCGTCAAGAACTTCAACATGTGGCGGCAATCAAGCGAGGAGTCTTATATAGATAAACAAACGTGGGATGGAGCGAAGACTGATAAACCAGACACAAAAAAGAGACGTGTATGGCTTGGTGTAGACGTCGGTCGTGTAAGCGACTTGTTCTCGATTACACCTTTCGCACAGATGGATGATTATTGGTATATAGATAATTTTTCTTTCGTGGCCACCAAGTATGGTTTAGCAGCAAAAGAAAAGAGAGACGGGGTATCTTACACCGACTTAGAAAGAATGGGCTATTGCGAGATTACAACGCTTGAAAGCGGGGTGATTGATGATGAAAGAGTTCTCGAAAAAATGGAGGAAATGATATACGAAAACGATTGGGAAGTACAGGCAATTTGTTACGACCCTTACCAATTTGGAAGTTTGCTAGCCATGATTGAAAAACGCCATCCAGAGTGGCCGTTGATTCAAGTATCGCAGACAACAATGGTGCTGAATATGCCAACTAAGCAATTCAGAGATGATATGAAGCTTGGAAAAATAAAACATTCAGGAAACCCACTGTTGACAATGGCTTTTAACAATGCCTTTATCAAAACTGATAACAACGGTATGCGGATTGATAAAAACAAGAATAGTAATAAAATCGACCCAGCAGACGCTGGATTAAACGCTTATGCAGTCTGTTACCTAGAGCCATTCGACGGTTCGGGCTGTTGGACAAACGAAAAAATAATGGAAAGTGAGAGCCTGTTTTAATGAAATGGTTTTTTAATAATATCCATACACTGTTTTTAATTGCCGCCATGTTCTGTGTTGGATATGGTATTTTTTTAGTGAATACTGCAGTCGGTTTTATTGTTACCGGTCTCATGTTGTTCGCTGTAGCTATTTATATTGACCGAAACGGTCGATAAAGGAGGTGAAAAATATAAATGAGTTTTTTTCAATCGTTAAGCTCAAAAGTCTCTTATGATGACTATGTAAGTTCTGTATTATCAGGTAATTCAGCCCCGTTATACGTTGGAATATCGGCTTTGAAAAACAGTGATATATTGACAGCAACTTCTATCATAGCTGGAGACATTGCTAGATTTCCACTGATAAAAAAAGATTTAGCAGGCAACGTCATTCAGGATGATGATTTGAATTATTTATTGAATGTAAAATCTACAAAAAATGTTTCGGCGAGAGAATGGAAGTTCGCTATGGCTGTCAATGCAATTTTAACAGGTAATAGTTATTCTCGAATTTTAAGAGACCCTAAAACGAACAAAGCTTTGCAATTTCAATTTTACCGTCCTTCTGAGACAACAGTTGAAGAAACAGATGATCACGAAGTTATTTATACATTCATTGATAGATTGACAGGAAATCAAATTGCTTGCACTTCTGATAATGTGGTTCACTGGAAATTCTTCAGCCACGACACAATCCTTGGGCGTTCCCCGCTCCTATCTCTTGCAGATGAGATAGCTTTGCAAGACGGCGGAACACAAACGTTAATTAAGTTTTTCCGTGATGGTTTTTCAAGTGGAATTCTGAAACTTAAAGGTTCACAGTTGAACGCAGAAGCTCGTAAAAAAGCCCGTATGGATTTTGAAAAAATGCGGGAAGGTTCAATCGGCGGAAGCCCTTTGGTTTTTGATGATACGCAGGAATACGAACCGCTTGAAATTGATACAAATGTATTGCAGCTAATTACAAGTAATAACTTCTCTACAGCACAAATCGCTAAAGCTTTACGAGTTCCCAGCTATAAGCTCGGCGTTAACAGCCCGAATCAATCTGTAGCGCAGTTAATGGCTGATTATGTTAGCAATGACCTTCCGTTTTATTTTGACGCCATAACAAGCGAAACGGCGTTGAAAGTTTTAGATGCTACTGAACGTAAGCTATATCGAATCGAATTTGATACACGCAAAGTAACCGGCTTGTCATCAGAAGAGGTTCGAAACTTGGTGAAAGACCAGCTGTTAACTCCTAATCAAGGGTTAGAGCAACTTGGCTTACCTAAGTCTGACGACCCTAACATGGATAGGTATCAATCTAGCTTGAACTATGTCTTCTTAGATAAAAAAGAAGAATATCAAGCAATGAAAGGGGGTGAGACAGGAAATGCCAAAAAGAATCAAGATGAAGGGGCCGCTGATTCCCAATAACAGTCAAGAAGCTTATGACTACTTTGGCTTGGAAGCAGTTAGTGCCCGAAGCATTGCCGAAGCGTTGCCAGAGGATAATTCAGACATTGTTCTTGAGGTAAATTCAACTGGAGGTTTGGTAACTGTTGGTAGCGAAATCTACACTACATTACGGAACTACGCCGGCAAGGTTACAGCAGAAATAACAGGTATGGCTGCAAGTGCTGCAAGTGTAGCTGTTATGGGAGCAGATAAAGTTATTATCAGCCCTACAGCTCAGATGATGATTCACAAAGCTTTATTCAGCTATGTGTCAGGCAATAGCGACGACTTGGACAAAGCTTCCAATGCTTTGAAGGCCAGCGACCAAGCAATCGTTAATGCTTATGTTGCAAAGACGGGGATGTCGGAAGATGACATTATGGCTCTAATGAAGGCCGAAACCTATATGTCTGCGCAAGATGCTGTTGACAAAGGTTTTGCAGATGAAATCATGAGTTTTGATGATGTAGAAGCGGTTGCCAGCATCGGCAATGGTATTTTACCTCAAGCGGTAATTGACGACTTTTACGCTAACCGTAGCAAGCGTAAGTCAGAAATTCAAAATATGCTACGAGAAATAGAAAAAGAAGAAATTTTACAAGGGCTATAAGTCCTATTTTTTATGTTCAAAAAAGGAGAATAAATATATGTTTGATGAAAAAATCAAAGAGTTACAGGCGACAATCGCGAATTTGAATTCGACAATCGCTTCCAAAACAGCAGAAGTAAAAGCAGCTTTAAATGCTGATGACTTAGACAAAGCTCGCACAATCAAAGCGGAAGTTGAAAATGCAAAAGCAGACCTCGCTTCTGCAAAAAAAGATTTAAAACTATTTGAAGACATGATGAATGTAGGCGGTGCAGAGGGAAAAGCTGGTCAAAAGGTAGAACCAGAAGAAATGTCTTACCGCGACAAAGTCAACGCTTTTTTGAAATCTAAAGGAGCTGTTGCACATGAAGGTCTTCGTTTTGGTGAAACTCGTGACGAAGTTCTTATTCCGCCAAATGACATTGTTCCAAAAACAGATGGTGTATTGAAAACGAATACCAAACCAGTAACAAGTGAAGAATTGGTGACTACTCCACTTCGTGAAGTGAAGACTGTTGTCGATTTGAAACAATTCACAAATGTTCACAAAACAAAGAAAGGGTCTGGTAAATATCCAATCCTTAAGAAAGCAACTTCACGTATGCATAGCGTTGAAGAGTTGGAAAAAAATCCAGCGCTTGCTAAGCCAGAATTCGAAAATGTGCCTTGGGAAGTTAAAACTTATCGTGGAGCAATCCCAATCTCTCAAGAATCAATTGATGACGCAGATGTTGATGTTCTTGCTTTAATCGCTGAACAAATCGGAGAAATCAAAGTAAATACTACTAACTATGCTATTGCAGAGGTTTTGAAAACTTTTGAAGCAAAAACTGTCACAAATCTTGACGAATTGAAAGCTATTATCAATGTAACTCTTGACCCTGCTTATCAAGTATCTTTTGAAGCTAGCCAAAGCTTCTACAATCTTCTTGATACATTGAAAGACAAGAATGGACGCTACTTGCTGCAAGATTCAATTGTTTCGCCATCCGGCCAAGTTGCTTTAGGCAAAGTTATTAATGTCCTTTCTGACGAAACGCTCGGAGATGCTACGGAAGCAAAAGCATTCGTAGGAGATTCTAAGCGTGGTGTATTGTTTGTAGACCGCTTAGAAATTGGTTTGCGCTGGGCTGAAAACGACATCTACGGTCAATATCTACAAGCAGTTATGCGCTTTGATGTGAAGAAGGCTGATGCAAAAGCAGGTTACTTTGTAACGTTTACGCCTGCACCCTAAGGTCGCCACTGGTAAGGTGGCGAAACCAACAAACGCTAGCACTAAACAGGAAATAATGGACTATTTAGATAGTAAAGGCATTAGTTACAATCCAAGCATGACGAAGCCAGAGCTATTAGCTTTGGTAGTCTGATAGGAGGTGTCTATGGCAGTTTCTAAAGAATACTTAGATAAGGTGAAACTCTATTGTAAAATCGATTACGATTTTGAAGATTCACTTCTGGAATCAATGATTGAATCGGTTATAGAAGAGATTTGCTTTGCTATAGAAAAAAATAGTACCTCTGAAAGTTTCAAAGGGGACGCAAAATTTGATTTGGCTGTTATGAAACAAGTTAAAGAAGAATATGAACATCGCGGACTGTCAGCAGATACTGAACGGTATCCGCTGGCTAACGGTGTTTTAAATATCATCCATCAACTGCGATTGCGAGGTGATAGTCAGTGATTACTCGCAAAATGAATACGCGCATTACTATATTCAAAAAAACAGGCGGGCAAAACGAAGACGGGGAAGTTATTGATTCGTTGAAAGTTGATGTGTTGACCTGTTGGGCAGAAGTACAACGAACTTCTGTGAAGGACTTTAAAGCAGGCGGAAAGACTTATGTTGGAGAATTGGCGCAAAACGGACAAAAACCTCTCGAATCTTTCAAAGATATAAAAGTGTTTTTGATTCGTTACATGCCAAAACTTCCTTTTGATAATTCTATGTATATCAATTTTAATGATTTTGAATATAAAATCACGGAGATTGAGGTTGATTATGCTTCTAAAGATATCATCATGATAAAAGGAGAGCGTGTATCATGACAAAAGGATTAGATAAAATTTTAGGCAACCTAACCAGACTGCAAGTACGTGTCCCGACAGTAGCGAAAGCTGCGGTAACGGAAACGGCAGAAGAGTTTCGAAAGCAGCTATCGACGAACACCCCTGAAGATAGCGGGGTGTTGGAAGGAGATACTGCGGTAAGTGGCTTTAAAGGTGCAAGTCACGGGATTATCTCAAAGGACATTGGTTATGGTCGTCAAGCTGGATGGCGTGCGCACTTTCCGGACGCCGGGACAATTTATCAGGCTCCACAAGACTTCAAAGAAAAGACTATCAACCAAATGACGCCTGTCGCAAAAGAAATCTACGCTAAAAAAATAAGAGAGGGATTGAATTTATGACAATTGAAGCAACGGTTTACAAATTGCTTAGCGGTGATAAAGAATTCAATAAACTTCTGGATACAATTCGGGGAGGAGAATTCGGAAATGGATATAAGCAGGGTATTTTTACTTATGCTATACCCGAAAACCCAGTTGACATCATTAAACCGAGTCTAGCTCCTTTTGTTAGAATAAATCCAAATTATGAAGTTCCTGTTATTTATGCCGACGATAACAATCTAGCAGAGGAATATAGGGTAACAATTAATTTTTGGTGTCGAACAGGAGCTCAATCGGAAGAAGTTGCGCACAAGATGGATGAAATATTAGAACGGAATGGCTTCGAACGTTACACAGCAAACGAGAAGCCACGCTATAAAGACAACGATATTGACTTATTAACCAATATAAGAAAATATCGTTTTTTTGATTGGAAAAAAGAAAGAGAGTAAAAATAAATGGGTAAAGTAAAATTTGGCTTACGTGATTTTGAGTATGGTATTGTTACCGTTGAAAATAAAGTTCCTACAACTAAAAAGTTGCCGGGCATGAAATCTGCAAAACTTGAAATCACAAACGAACTGCAAACAATCATGGCAGATGATGGTCCTTACGTTGTCTTATCCGGTGGTATTACAGAGACAACACTTGAAATCGAAGTTTTGGATCTGAATTCTGCCGCTCGCAAAGATTTTTATGGCATTGAAACAACGAAAGGTGTTGAAAAGTATAACAAAAATCTTACCCCTAACGACATCGCCTGCATGTTCCGCACAAGTACAGAAGACGGAAAAGCTATCTGGGTAGGTTTGCTAAAAGGTAAATTCACAGTTCCAGGAATGGATATGAAAACCAAAGAAGGGGCTCCAGATCCAACTCCAGACACAACAAAAGGGAACTTTGTTGCTCGCGGGGATGACGAAAGCGGAGATATTTTATATATTGGTCGCGAAGATGCCACTGATTTTGATTTCAACGAATTTAAGAAAATGGTATTTCCGACTGCGTAATAAATTGTTAGGCTAGGTTTTCCTAGCCTTTTGTTTTGTAAAAAGGAGTAGTAAATGTTTGAAATTAAACTGAAAAAAGGCGGAGTCGAAAAAGAATTTAAAAAAGACTTTATTAGCGTCGAAGATAATTTGCTGGCAATTGAACACCAAGTACGTCAACAAGCTCTTTACAGCGGGGAAAAAGATATTTTTAATCCAGCTAAGCATCGCAAAGTAAATGAAGCTTATCTACAAATGTTTGTTGATATGTATCAAAAACAATTCACTGTAGAAGATTTGAAACAAGCCGACATGTCAATTTTAGACAAGTTGAACGAGCTCTATTTAGAAGCGCTTGGCGGAAAGAAAGAAGAATCGGACGAAGAGACCGAAGGTGAAGAAAAAAAGGAACAATAACTCCAGAAGAAGCGAAAGAGAATTTGCTATTGTGGATTCAGTCTTTATTAAACAGTGGCTATACAATTCTGGACATCAAAAAAATGCAACTATCAGATTTTGAATTAATGGTAGAAGCGTTAGAAAAACAAAAGCCAGAAAGAAAAGAAGAAGTTATAGAAACTACACTTGATAAAGCCTTTCCGTTTCTTTTTGGTTAGAAAGGAAATTGAATGGCAAGTAACATCGGGGATTTAGTTGCAACAGCAACTCTTGATATAGCGCCTTTTATGACAAATACAAAGAATTTGAAAACTTACTTAAAAGGACTGGATAACTCATTAAAAGGAGTTGAGAAAAGTTTTAAGTCAAAAGGTGATAAGCTAAACAAGATGAGGTTGCTTTATGAGCAGACAGGACAAACCCTTACAAACTATCAAACTTTATTAGCTAGACAAAGTGATAAATACAATAAATTAAAGACCGAAATTGGTGATGTCAATAATGCCACAGAAGCTCAAAAAGGGGCATTACTAGGCGCACGGGCTCAAATGACCGAAACGGCCGCTAAAGTCGTTGAACTCCAAAATAAATATAATGCCTTGGGACGTGAATTAAGTGTATTCAATCGTTTTGGAGAATCGGCAATCAACTTTGGCAACAAAATGAAAAAAGTTGGGCAGACTTTAGGAGGAGTTGGTTCTGCTTTAACTCGGGGAGTAACAGTTCCGATGGTAGCCGGTGCAGGAGCTGTAGTCAAGGCAGCTATATCTTGGGAAAGCGCATTTGCAGGCGTAAAGAAAACAAATGATGAAGTTGTCGATTCAACAGGTAGGGTTACTTACTCTTACCAAGATTTGGAATCTGGTTTGCGAGGGTTAGCAACGAAGCTACCGGCAAGTCACCAACAAATAGCAGCAGTAGCAGAAGCAGCTGGGCAATTAGGTATTAAAACAGAAAACGTTGTCAGCTTTACAAAAACCATGATTGACATGGGGGAATCTACAAACATGTCTGCAGAACAAGCGGCGACGTCTCTTGCAAGGTTGGCCAACATTACTAAATTGCCACAAGATAAGTTTAGTAATCTTGGGTCTGCTATCGTTGACTTAGGAAATAACTTTGCAACAACAGAATCAGAAATAACTGAAATGGCTTTGCGGTTAGCTGGAGCTGGAACGCAAATTGGATTGACGCACGGTGATATTTTAGGTCTTGCGACTGCCCTCTCGTCTGTAGGGGTAGAAGCCGAAATGGGAGGCTCTGCAGTTTCAAAAATCATGGTGAAAATGCAAGTTGCTGCTAAAACAGGTTTAGCTCAAATGGAACAATTGAGCGCTAAAACAGGCATGACAAGACGCGAGTTAGAGCTAATGTCTTCTAATAATTCTAAAGGCTTTAAAAACCTAGCAGATTCTATCGGCATGACAACCAACGAAATGAACGGTATTATAAAGTCGTCTCGTGACTTAGAAAACTTCGGAAAAATCGCTGGCATGTCTGCGCAAGAATTTAAACAAGCTTTCGAAAAAGACGCAATTGGAGCGATCCAAAAATTCTTGCAAGGACTAGGAGACGCAGAAAAGCACGGAAGTTCAGCTATTGAAATGCTGAACGAAATGGGCATAAAAGAAGTTCGGCTAAGAGACTCCCTCTTACGTGCCGCTAATGCTCAAGATTTGTTCAAAAACGCTGTAGCTCGTGGTAATAAAGCCTTCAACGAAAACACAGCTTTAACAAACGAAGCAAACAAGCGATACGAAACAACTGCGTCTAAACTAAAGATTTTGAGAAACGAGTTAGTGGAGACTGCCATTAAATTTGGTGGCCCTCTTTTAGATGCAATCAGAAACGGCGTCAAAGCCGGCGAACCGTATTTGAAAATGTTGACTCAGATGGCGGATAGCTTTAATAATCTAGACAAAGAACAACAACAAAATATTATTAACTGGGGCTTACTTATTGCTGCCGCAGGCCCTGCTTTGTCATTTTTTGGCAAAGCAAGTCAGATTATCAGCGGTACATCAAAGGGGATAGGGCACTTTTCTAAAGGTATCGGTCGGGTAATTGATAAGTTGAAAAAGTTAGGAACTGAAAAAACCGGTGCAACCGCAATAACTGAGTTGGGCAGTGCTGCGACTGGTGCAACTGCTGGAACAGGAGCTTTAGGAAAAGTAATGAGCGGGCTATCAGCAATCGCCTCTCCTTTAGGATTAGCATTAGGTGCGGCAGGCTTAGCCGGTGGGTTAGTTTTACTTGCAAACGCACACGATAATGCCCGAACTAAAGCGGAGAAATTTGGTACGAAATTATCTGGAGACATAACAAGCCAACTGGATATTTTTAACGGTAAAATGTACGACGCTAAAAATTCAATGACAAACTTTGAAACAGGCGCAACAAAATCCACTGAAAATGTAAAGAAAGCTGTCACTAGCATGCTTGACGAAATCAAGCAAGGAGCAGCTGACTACGATAAAAGCTTGGAACAGTTGGCTAGAAAGTACGGAATTTCTCAATCTAATGTTGATAAAGCCAAGGAGAGAAATAATCAAATTGTAAAAAACGCTGAAGAAATGGCGCAACAAATATCCACCATCTACTCTAAACATAATGGCGATGTTAAACGGTTAACTGATGCAGAAAAACATATCGTAGAATCAAATGTAAGACAGCTTGTTGAAGCAAGAGTGAGAGTGCTAGGACTGGGCAAAGAAAAAGAAAAAGCGATTTTAAGAACCTTTAACGGTGATGTAGCGAGCATGACGAAAGGACAGCTACAAGACCGTTTTGAAAATTTAAAACAAGCTATGAGTGAGGAACAAGCACTCTATAAAAAGCAAAAAAGTGACATCAAAAAAATGTTTGATAGTAGCTTAATTGATCGTAAAGAATATAACACTCGAATGGCAACTTTAGAAGCGCAGCACAAGGCTACTATGAGTAAATTTGGAGAAGCACTAGCTAAAGTCGCTCAAATGCATCAGGCTAAATCGGGTGGTCTGGTTGAATATACTGAAAAAGCTCGAAAAATTCTAAGCGAATACGGCTTAAGTTTTGAAAACTTAGCCAACAAAGCAACAGTTTCTGCTGGCAAACAATCCAAAGCTTTATCTATGATTGGAACTTACACAACCAAAATGTCACAAGAAGCTAGAAACGCAACCGATCAATGGAACGCATTGGTTTTAGATCCTAAAACTGGGGAAGTGAAAACCAATGCTGCGGAAGAGGTTGCTAAGGCTCTTAGCGCAAAAGATGGCTGGAAAAATATGGAGTTCGTACTAAAACACGCTAATATTGATTCAAACGCCAAAGTACAAATAGCTGATGCATTGATCGCGCAGGGACAATGGGATAGTGTTACACCAAAGCAAAAAGAACTTTTATTCCAAAATGCAAAAGGCTTGCAAGCAATCTATGAATCTAAAACACAATTAGAAATTTGGAATAATATTCCAGATAAAATAAAGAAACTCTTACTTGATGATAGCGATTTTTCTAAAAAAGCTAATGTTGCAAAAAGCATGCTTGATAAGTGGAACTCACTAACTCCCGAACAAAAAAAATTGGTTGCTACCAATAATACGCTTGAGGGCGTTCAAATGGCTTTTAATACGTTAGGACTCTTGCCGGACGAAAAGAAAACGAAAATAGGAGCCGTTAACGCTGTTGGAGCTGTGGCAAGTATTGCCCAAGCAACCATTGATAATGTTAAACAAGGGGCACCTGCCGCAATTCGAGCAAGCGATCAAACGGCCGGTCCTACTTCGAGTGCGCAAAGTAAGATTAGCGGTGTTAAACAATTTTCGCCTGCTGCAATTTTAGGAAAAGATTTAACAGGCCCTCCAACGGCTTCGGCTAAAAGCAATATCAACAGCGTACATGGCACAACTGTACATATTAACGCTGTTGATAATGCTTCGGGGGTTATTGGTAGTATCAGAGGCATGCTAAGTACTTTGGCAGATAAAACAATCAACGTATTCACGCGTCATATCAACCACGCTAAAGGAACAAACTTCCACCCCGGTGGTCTTGCAATGGTTAACGACCAAAAAGGACCACTGTATCGAGAGTTGGTTACTTTGCCTTCTGGTGAAGCTTTCATCCCAGAAGGTCGCGATGTGCTTTTACCTCTACCTCGTGGGTCTAAAGTCTTGCCTGCAAATAAAACAAGACGATTATTCCCAGCGTATGCAAATGGTATTGGTTTTGAAAACACAAATATTGCACAATTGACACAACGTATGGGTAACTTGTCTTCTGAACAAAGAGTTGAATTCGTTAATCGGGATAATTCTGATGTAAAAAATATGCTTGTCGAGCTGATAAGATACCTAAAAGACAGAGAAGAAGACGGCTTGTTGGCGCGGGCGATGGATAGTATACAAGATATGGCTAAACGTCCAGTAATGGTAACGATGGAAATCGGAAAACGAACAATCGCACAAGCCATAGCCGAGCCTGTAGCGGAAGAGCAAGCGAAAAGAGAAGCAATTTTAAGAGCAGTTAATGGAGAAGGGTGGTGATAATTTTTGGAAAAAGTAATTTTTAATGATATTGAATTAACCAAATTTATAACCGTAGCAAAGGGATTTACTTTGTATGATGGAGCAGACTTTGATCCTCAATTCAACGAAAATTCAATTGAAGATGGGTCGCAACTTGCTTACATCCGAAGAAACATTAAAAAAATCTCAGTCCCTTTTTACAATAAAGCGGGGACTGTTGAAGAATACGATAACCTCCAAGCAGCCTTAAACGTAAAAGAAGCGAAAAAGTTAACATTCAGTCGATACCCAGACAGAGTGTTTTACGCTGTCCCTACAGGTACTCTTAGTTTTGAAGCGCTAGCACGCAACAACGGCAGAGGTACCTTAGTCTTTGCTATTGAAGACGGGTTGGCACATTCCAAGAATCCGCGCTATTTTGAATTTAAGAAAAATGAACAAGGCATTTTAGAAGCCGAGATTGAAAACAACGGCAGTGAAGAAATTCCAGTGAATTATAGAATTAAACTCAAACGAGAATCAGGTTTTGTTGGCATTACTAGTCGATATGGAGCAATGCAGTTTGGAAAAATCGAAGAAACTGATTCAGTTGAGGATAAAAAGAATGTCTTGCTGTCTGCGAATGGAACGGGTGATTTTAGCAACTGGACAGACGGTACTATTTTTTACGAAAATCAGAACAAAAAAGTTGTTACGAAAATGACTGCAGACAAAAATCTTGGTGGTCGTTTGGGAGTGCTGCCCGCAGATTTTACAAACACAGCTGACGGAGCTTACTTTGGAGCGGTAAAAGAGTTGAATCTGCCTCAACAAGCCAAAGACTGGTATATTTGGGCTCGTGCTTGGTTTGAGACTGGCTATGTTAGTCAGACGGGGGCGTGGTGCTTGTCAGTTGTAGACAGCGATAATCATTTTATTGCTGGCATGGCGATTGAAAAAAGCGAGCGAACGCGCAATAAAGCACTAGTTGTATTCCTTATGGGAGACGGAGCCGGTGGCAGTCTAGTTAAAAAAACTATTGAGTTTTCACCAACTCTTTGGGTTAAAGATAACCCTTATAGTTTAGAGGGGAAAGACCAAAACAGTAATATGTTTGACTTGCGAAAAGAAGGAGATAAAATCACCTACTTCTGGTATGGTAGTTATCATTCCTTTTTTGAATCGAAAATCAAGGATAAACAAGCTGCTAAAGTTCAGTTTTTCGTTGGACAGTATAAAGGGCGAAACTCGACCATCAACGAATTGGTAACACATCATTATTTAAATGATTTTGCCATTTATAAATTAAACGTGCCATACTGGCGTGACGTGCCGAATCGCTATCCGACGGGAGCGGAGCTGTTTATAGATTCAACAGGAGAAATAAATCCAGAAGAAAAAGGGCGATTGTATGTCAATAACTTATTAGCTCCAGATGATGAGATTTTGGGGACAGACTACTTTAAGGTTCCGCCTGGAAAAACAAAAGTACAGCTGCTTGTGTCAAGTTTTGCGGAAGTAGAGAGCGCACGAGCCGAAATTGAGGAGGCATGGATTTAGTGAAACGAAACGTAAGAATTGCCATTAGAGACACGACCGACACGTACGTTGTCGGTTTTTTCGATAATAAAAGCGGCATTAAATACAATGCTGCCGACTTGACGCAGTTTTTAAAGGGCTCTTGTAGTGTTTTAACTTTGACTTATTACTCAAAGAAATTGATTGCACAGAGTGGCTGTAAGCTAGCTTTTCGATTCAAAGGAAAGGACTTTTGGCTGACAATTAACGAGGTCAAAAAGACCGGATATAAAATCGAATTGACTGCCTATTCATTGAGTTTGGAAGCCAACAAGGAAAAACGCGGGGGGTATAAAGCTTCTACCGCTATGTCAATAAAACAATACTTTGACTTATTTGACCCTGAACATTCTTTAGAAATTGGAATCAATGAAGTAGCAGACAAATCTCTTAAATTAGAATGGACAGGAACAGACACGGTTTTAGCCCGTCTTTATTCGGTTGCAAATAATTTCGGGGCAGAGTTAGAATTCGTCACAGAATTAAATAACGACTACTCTTTAAAACGGCATGTAGTAAATATTTATCGGTCTGGAAATTTAGGTAAAGACAAAACCGGCTTGCCTATTCGAGTTGGAGAACAACTTAATGTCATCAATTATTCTAACAATATAACCGACTTTTATACAGCTATCAAGTGTATCGGCAAAGATGGTCTGACAATAGCCGGATTAAATAAAAAGGTATATGACGACAAAGGGAATGTACTTTTTTACAGCAACGGGGACATTATTTATGCACCTCAAGCGAGAGATAAATACCCATCTATCACAAACCGCAAAACAAAAGACGGCTATATCTTGTTAGAGGCAGATAATACAGAGCACTCTACAAAAGAATCATTGTTTGGCTATATGCTTTCAGAGCTAAAAAAACATTGTGAATTAAAAGTAGAGTACGAAGCAGAAGGAGCTGTTGATGGGGATATCGGTGATAAAAAAACTCTGATTGATGCACAGCACTTTGACCCTCCCCTGTATGTACAAGCACGCATTAGCGAAAAGACAGAATCGTTACTTGACCCGTCGAAAGTAAAGGCTACATTGACAAATTTTATTAAAAAATCAAGTCAAATCGCTAACGAGCTGTTACAAAGAGTAGAGAAACTAGCTTTTGAAGCAACGCCTTATACAATTAAGTTGGCAACAAATAATGGGATTATCTTTAAAAATAACCAAGGGCAATCTACAGTCTATCCAAGTTTGAAAAAAGGGCAGAAATCGGTTGAGTGTACGTGGCAGTGGTTGGTTGATAATCGAGCATTTGGTACATCAGCAACCTTTGAAGTTAGAGCAGATGGCATGTCAAGTAAGTTAGTGCTGACAGCTATTGCTTTGATTGATGGAAAAGAGGTTGCTAGAGAGCAAGTCACGTTTAGCAATGTAAATGATGGAAAAAATGGCGCAAAAGGTCGCGACGGAGAAGACGGAAGATCTCTACGGCTATTTACCACACAATACAAATATGCGCAAAAATTTATCAATCAATACAGCACCGATGGATATACTGGTGATTGGTCTGTTGTCGAAAGCACAACAGGTCTAAAAGTTGGCGACAGTGTCCAAATGCGGGTATTTAATACGGATAAAGAGAGTGATAGCTGGATAGTAGCTTCAGTTAGTGCAATTCTGGACGAAAATAGAATTAAAACGGTCTCTAAAGGTTTGATTGAAAAAGGAGACCAAGGAGAACGAGGCCCTAAAGGAGCTACTGGAGAAAAAGGCGATAAGGGAGACCCTGGAAAGCCTGCAGACCCTGCGCCAATTAATCAACTCAAACAAGATATGGAGCTGGCTAAGCAAGGGTTGAATGATGTCAAATCAGATTTACTCAAGGAGAAATCAGAGAGCTCCGCTAAAATTGAGCAAGTCAAAAAAGATGTTGGCGCTATCCGCACGCAACAGACAACCTATGAACAATCCAATGAGCAAAACCTCGCTCGGATTACTGGCCAGCTGGCTGACAAAGCCAGCAAAACAGAGGTCAAACAGACTGCAGATGGAATCCGAGAAGAGATTAGTAAGATTTCTGTCGGCGGGAAGAATTTACTGAAAGGCTCAAAGGGAGAATTTAAGCCTGATATAAATCCATCTAATTTTGATAACAATGTTTTATACGTGCAATCCACTTCGATTGATTTAGTTAAGGGTGAAAAATATCTGATTTCTGCTAAAACCAATGGAGTTTTTAGCAACAATCACAACGGCACTCAAGAAAGTGACAATGTGGTACTCTGGCTGATGGATAAGACCATTACGAATTATCAGATTGTGTCCGATAGTAATACCGGCACGACAGGAACGCTCTTTACGTGGAACAAACCAAACGGAACCTACCACTTGCGAGTTAACACCTATCATAAGGACGCTCGGAAAAAAGTATGGGAAGTTAAGGTCGAACGAGGGACGATTAAGACCGATTGGAGTCCGGCACCAGAAGATACAGACGAGCAAATCACTGCAGCCCGTGCAGCTTTCGAAAAAACTGCTGAAGGTCTCAAAACGGACATGACCGCCGTTAAATCTTATGTGGCAGATGATGGCAAACGCAGAGAGCAGCTAGAACAGTACACACGCACAGAGACAGCACGCAGCACAGAATCATTGCGGAAACAAGTATCTGAAAGCTATGTTGCGAAAAGCCAGTATACAGAAGATGTTAAAGGAGTGAATCGACGGTTTGAGGAGTTGTCGATTGGCGGAAATAACCTGCTTGCTTACTCAAACTTTAACAAAAATGGTTATTATCAAAACGATTTGAAATCAGATGCTAATTATATCTATTCAAATTTGATTAAACTCCAAGGGACAGAGTACTATTTGCAAGTTTGGGAATTGAAACCAATCTCTAACAAGAATTGGATAGGGATTCAGTTTTTTGATGATGTAAACAAATCAACCGCAAATGGCTATTCCACAATTTGGTTTAACGGCTATCGAAAGCAGCTTTTAAAAGCACCTAATACAGCGAAATACATTGCGATTTCGTTAGACAAACGAGCGCTGAATCAAGACGAGATTAAATTCAAGCTCGAACTTGGAAACATACCGTCAGACTGGAGCCCTGCGCCGGAAGATGCAGAAACCAAACTGGCCGAATACAAGCATGACGTAGACGGACAACTTGCGGCAGTCAAACAAGAAGTGAATGGCAAAGTCTCGCAAA